AACCACGAGGGGCGCCGACGGGGCATCGGGTGGGTCAGTTTTCCGGATATACTGCTCCATTTTAGAGGGGTCGGCGCGACACTCCTGAACGATTGTCCAGAACGATTCCAAATCGGCTAGGTGCGTGTCCAACCACCTTCGGTCTCGGGGAACCGATTCGATGCGAATATTTTCCAGCGTCCAGTGCACGAGACGGTACTCGTCGTCCGTCAGCGTCTTTCGCCATTCTTTGACCTCGATATCGTTGGGTTTGTAAACAATCTCACCGCTGTCGTACACCGCGAGGACACCTTTGTAGGGAGACGTGGACGCTTTCCATTCCGTCTGATTGCAGCGTGCAAACTGCATCTCGCAATAATCGCACATGTCAATATCGGTGCATTCCATCTGCATCTGCATCTGGTGGTAGTATGCGTCAGGTATCGCCGTGTCTTGCGTGAACTTGCGACTGATCGGGCACTTGAACTCGACCAACTTTCCCCAGTGGGGGTCGAGAGGATTCTTCATGAGGACAATGCCGTCTGGAGACGCGCCCAGAAAGGGGTACTTTGGATGGACTACGCACGTAGTGTCCACGACGTTCGCGCCTCCCTGAAGACTTGCATAAATATCCTTGGCAATCGGTTCAAATTGTGTACCCCACAAGCACGCCGTCATACTGGGTCCCTGTCCCATCGTTTCCTTCGGATTTACCTTGCGCAGGAGCATCTCCTTGCGGGCAGACGGCGTCGCCGACGCAAACGCCTTGCTCACTTCCGAGGCCGTGATCATCTCGCTGCGCTTCAGCAGCCACGCCTCCGTGCGCTGATCTGCCTTTCCGTAGAGTTTTAAGAGACGGCTGATCTTGCGGCGCCGAATCCAGATCGAATGCACTTCGGGAACACTCATCAGTGCGTAGACCTCCTTGCGGTACTCTTTGTACGAGAACCCCTTTTCCCTGCATACTTGTCGTATCCTGCGGTTCAGACGGGTCACGAACGGGAGATCAAACACCGCCTCTGCCATATGCTCTGTTATGTATACATAGGACATTGATCCGATTTAGAAGGTTTAGATCGCACATGTATATAATGGAAGCAATCGCAACTCAGGAACAGTGGGTCATTCGGCGGTTGGAGTCGTTTTACACCCCCGAACGAATTGAGAGACTCCGTGAAATACTCGCAGGCAAAACGGGAGGCGTATCTCTGCGTATCCTGGACTGGTTTGTCACCAACTATTCGAAAAAGAACAACGTCTCCTATGTGACGAAAACAGGCAAGCACGTTATCGTATATTTGGCGTACAAGTCGCACTTGAAGGCGTATAGCAAGAAGATGTTCGATCCTTTCTGTCGCCACGAGCGCATTAACTTTCACGGTATTTCTACGACCGTGGGTCAACTGAACTTTTTCGCATGGGCGATCGAGGACGAGTGCATCGATTACATGCATACCCACATTGACGATATCCATGCAGATATGGAGACGCGCATGACTGCTGCGGGCGGTGCGGGCGGCGGCGGGGATGCTGCCGCCCGAAAGAAGCGGCACGAACTGTCGCACTCGGCAACGAAATCTTTGAAGCACCACGACGTTAAAATTATGGTAACGTTTAAGTAATGAGTTTGGCGTGGCAGGTTGCTGCGCTTATAGACAAGCAGACGGGTCCCCTCGAAGACTTCATAGCAGAGGACAAGAAGTCGGGTTCCAAGTATACCGAGTGGTACCAAGAGAGACCGCGAGACGGTCACACTGCATTCACGCACGCCATCAAACTCGGTCGTCTCGATATCGTAAAGTACATTGTCGAAACGCATCCTGGCATCGAAAATGAAGAGAACGACTTTTTCGGCATGCCGCGCGACTATGCAGAGCGGGAAAAGCAGGTCGAGATCGCCGAATTTTTGAAAAGTGTAGGAGCTACCTTGCGAGGGGCATCGGCAGCGGCGGCGCCCAAGGTTGCTCCTCCTCCGCCCACATACAGCGCCAGTCAGTTCGCTGCCAACAACCCGTTTACAATCGCCGAATCCGAACTTGACGGCAGTCTCAAGATGATGGTTATTGTGCGCGAGGAAGAGCGGCTCACTGTAAACTGCCTGACCGTCCGCAGTCAGAGGCGGCTGTTGACCATGGAAATAAGCGACTCGCAACTCAAGGGACTCGTAGCGAGCATTCCTGGGAACCCGTGCAAGAACCAGATCGGAGCCGTATTCATGCAAAGTGCTCTTCGAGAAAACACTCACTTTTTCGTGATGTATAGAGGCGACGCTAAAAAAGAAATATACCCGTACGGGTTCATATGCGCGCGACCAGAGGGAACGGGATACTTTCTCGACCTGATTTGCGCGACCAAGTACGGTGCGGATGTCTTGAAGTTCTTCATAAAGTGGTGCACCACAAAAAAGGCCTCGCACATCCACCTGCACGCCCTGCCCCAAGTGTTGGGTCTATACACCAAGTTCGGATTTCAGTTCCGCAGGGGCTGTTCCGATTCGGCCATTCCCGAGACGAAAGAGTTCAAGACGAAGGTGGCTGCGGCTGGCAAGGCGTTCCCCTCGTCACTGCCTGATGTGTGGAACAACGACGACTTCAAGTACGTCCGCGAGATGGTTCTCAAGTTACAGAAGAGCGGATTTTCTGCATCTGCTCACGAGCCCGAAGAGTGCCTTTCTCCCGATCTGACCGAGGAAAGATACAAGGAGTTGGTGTGTGGCGACGACGGGTACACGATGGTGCGCTGCAGTACGCGCAAGCAGAAACGCAAGCAGCGTAAAACCAAGCGCCGCAAAACTCGCAAGGGGAAGTAAGTAGTGATGCTCGGAAACAATCTGTATCCCGTAGACGAAAGTATCGCCGATTTCGATGCAAACACCGATATCGAGGAATATAACTACGACGGACGAATGGTGTTTCGTGGAAACATGGATCCCGAATATTCGAAGGACGGACTCAAAGTTTATTGGCTGTACGACGACGACAACAAGCGCGTCGGAGTCGTCGAGCATACCGCAGACGGCGAACATAGATGCATGTGGCACCGCAACAACGTCTTTTCCACGCTTCTGCAAGAAGACTGGAGCGTATACGACGAAACCGTCTGGCAGCTCTTGAGCGAGACCGCCTACGATGACTGCATTCGCCGAGGGTTCAGCATAAACGACCTCAAGACGCGCACACAAGCACTGCGTATCGTCACGCCCGAGGATATTATCAATCCTTCTGCAGCTGCCGCAGGATGCCTGCGCTGCCAAACGCCCGAAAGCAAAAAACACCCTGGCTGTATCTACAGTGAAAAAGACGAGTCTTCGACATTATTTAACATTCTATTTGTGAATTCCGACGATGGCACTATTTACATTCCGCCGGGCGATTCGTCCGTTTATGCGACCTTCCTGCGGCGCGGTGCTGCTCCTGCTGCAGAGGGCGCAGGTGCTGGCGCGGGTGCAGGCGCTGGCGCAGGCGGCTCAACCACACCGCCATAACCCACATCGTCGTCGTCGTCTGCTGCTCCCGCGCCCGCCTTGACCTGCGGAGGCGCTGCCTCCTCGTCGTCATCGTCGTCCTTCGCAGAGAACGCCGCGCGCGCACTGCCTGCTGGAGGTGCTGCTGCCGTCTCGCCGTCGTCCTGGTCCTCGCGGAAGAGGTCGCGCGCAGTCTGGCGGCGGCGCTTGCTGACCTTCACGAACGACGGCTTCCACGTGAGACCAAAGGCCTGACCGATGATGTAGATACTACCCTGCGCGATAATGTTCGCCGAACAGCCCTTGCCGAACGCGTCAGGCAGATCCGACGGAGACTTGAGAATCACGTCGTTGTCCTCGTCGTCGATGATGTCCATGCAAACCTTGCCGTCGTACACGGGCATCTTGAAGCGCAGACTCGGCGGGTACTTGCCGTTCGGGACCCAACCCTCGGCAGTGTTCTCAACCGAGACGCTCAGGAACTTGTTGAATGAATCGCGAATCGACCCGATTTCGCGCTTCTTTCCGAACCACTTCGGGCTGTTGTCCACTGCTGCCTTGATGACTGCCTCCTGGAACTCGCGCAGGAAGTTGTACGCCTTCTGCACGTCGTCCGTACCTGCCGCGGGTTCCACGCCGTACGGGTCGCACCCCTGCAGACTTGCCGACATCGTGTACGACGTCGTAACGCTGCCGTCCTTGTTCTGGTTGTCCTTCACGAGAACCCCGCCTGGAAATGCGAATTGCGGAAAGCGAAACTGAACGTTCTGGTTCGTGTACTTGAAGGAGACGGATCCACCGCCCTGCTTGTTCTTCTTGACTTCGGAAAACGTGATGTTGGACGCATTGATCTTGCAAACGTTGACTGTTGCGGGGGCTGCCATTTCTTCTCTTGTGTGTGCAGTTCTACCCCTGAAATCCGTCCGATCCGTTTTGTCGTCATATTTTCGTATCCATCTCGAATAAGCGTAATATGAAGTGCTTGGCATGCCAAAGCAAGAAATCGGTTGATAGATGCACCAAAAACGCCCTCACGAACTGCATGTACTGTGGCACGCACATGCGTACGAAAAAAGTGCGATCCTGGATTACTGCGGGTGCCCTGCGCGGTATTACAAAATTTCAGGCGGTTGTGCGGGGCGGAAACGTGAGAGAGTACAACGAACTTGCGGGTCCAGGGGTTATCGACAGACGCGTATGCCACAACGATTCGGATGTGGTTACCTGCGAGGACAAAGCGGACGTGCACCCATCGAATTACTTTTCGGTGGAGGAAGACGGCAAGGTGTGGTGGTTCGATCAGCGAACGATCTTTCAGTGGTCGCAAAAAGGTCTTGAAGTACGTAACCCGTATACGCGCACCTTATTTACACCCGAAGACACTTGTCGCCTACGCAGAATCATTCGGTACCGCAAGCGCTGCCGACGAGCACTCTACCACGAAGGTCAATTGCCTCCTTACAATACCGCAGAGACTCGCGACAATCGATGGTTGCGCGTGTGCCAAATTCTTCGCGAATTCAGTTTCAATCTCCACCACGAACACTTTATTTCGTTGTCGTACCCCTCGCTCGTACTCCTTATAAATTCAATCATACAGGACACTCGGTGCTGGACGGACCCACACCTGCAAAAGTATCACACGATCTTCCGAAATCTGCGAAACATCATGCATACCTACAATACTGAAAAGCACCTGAGTCTCGATATTGCGACCGTACTGCTATCCGTCCTGGTCGAAATGTGGGACTCCTACGAGTTTGCCACCTATGTGAATACGGCCTACTACTGCGCATACAACTACACTCTGCATATATAGATTAGTCACGGGTATACGTCACGATCTCCTTGCGTATATCGCTATACCCCACTTCCTGCTTCACGAGTTCTGGGACAACCGCAAACCACCTGTCGGTAGCAAACAGGTTGTTTATGTATACATCCACTCCATGAACCCACGATTGATTGGACTGTTGAAGAAGCACGTAAGATTCCGTATAGTTTCGAAGAAGTGTGTCGTAGTATCGAGAATGCACGAGAGTCGCTTCTGCTCCAAACGTACGGATCAGCCGCAGCGAGTCTTCGTGCCACCGCGTGTTATGACCTCCAAGCACAATCGCGTCGTATTCCGATTGTGCTAGGTGGGTCAGTGTTTTCAGACCTTCGTCGAACGTATCCGTCCAACGAGCATCATCTTCAAGGATCAGCACGTTGTTCCAACAATTCGCTTTCGCCATCTGCAGTACCTCAATGTGGCTTTCGGTTGCCCCCCACGCCCCATTTTCGCGCTTTATTGCGCTGAACCGCGTTACCTTTTCAGGCGGGAAGTACGGTGCAAGGGCCGCAATAATATGCGCACGACGGTCGGTTCGGTGATCTAAATTTATGTAGACCACGTGGTCCACGAAACCAAATTTGCTATCGGACATTTGCCTTTTTTTGCACAATGTCCGTAGATGGATTTCATAGATTTTGAGGGTCTAAAACGGATGAAACTTTTTTTCGGATCGGCCAGTCGTCACTTGAAGTGAGTTTCAGATTCAGGATTCAAATTCAAAAGTTGCCAAGCAGGGGGGGTACCCCCAAAAAACAGAAAAATTCGGCATACCCCCCCCCTCAAATTTTGACCCAAAATGCGTTTTGCAAACTTTTTTTGGACCTCAACTTTTCAAGATAAATGGACATTTTTCATCCTCATATCTTTTGCCGTTTGTTAAATACCCCCTTTTGCCCAAAAAATTCAGGGGGGGGTATGGTCCAGAATGCAACGTCTTGGTTGGGGCGGTATCGCCTCAGTCAAGATGCACTGTCATAGTATACTTAGATTATTTAGCGGAGGATCAAGTTCGTCTGCACGAGAGTTGCGGGAGCGTACGCATCTCCATTCAGTATGGCGCTCGACAGTCGAAAGGGGTTTTTCTTCTGATTGTCTGCATACGTCGCGTCTGCCTGACCCTGGGCTACGAGTTTTATGTTTCGGGTAACCATGCTCGAGTCGGCAACCCGACCCCCTTTTTTGGACGACCCGAGACCCACTGCAAAACTACTCATTGCTTCTCCGCAACAAATAAAATCGCACTCAAACCTATTTACGTCGTCGCGCGATGTACTATACACAACCGCGTTAGAATGCCCGCTACTGTTTCTCACTCTGTATCAAACATGAGCACCGCCGAGACCAAGAAGAGCGCCAAGTCGTCCAAGAAGGAGGCGGTCGCCGCGACGCCCGTCGTTGCCGCCGCCCCTGCCCCTGCTGCTGCCCCTGCCAAGGAGAAGGCGCCGAAGAAGGAGAAGGCCGTCGCCGCCAAGACGGAGGTCACGGTCCCTGTGGTCGTTGCTGCCGTCGTGGCCGCCCCTGCAGCCGAGCCTGCCGTTGCTGCCGCCGCCGCGGGTCCCGCACCGACGCTCCTGGAGGTCGTCGAGAACATCCGCCAGATCCGCGCCCGCGTGTCGGCGGACCTCAAGCAGGCCATCACGGACGCCCTCAACGCTGCCAAGACGGCGGCCCGTGAGGTCAAGGATGCGCGCCGCAAGCGCCGCGTCAAGAAGGATG